CTTGTTGCCAAACTTTTTTCTGAGCTTCACTCCAATTCACCGAGTTAATAAAATCATATTCCCCGTTAGCAAACTTTTCCTTACGTTTCTGAGAGATATTTTCACGAGCTTCTTTAGTGTGAGATTTTCCGTACATGGGGTTATTTTCACCTTTATTATTATGACCGTTTGCATATTCACCATATCCACGATCACTGCGCCATTTGGTAGGTGTTCCGCAACCACACTTACAAGTTGGAACTTCTTTTATACCATGATATTCACGGTATAATGATTCCCCAACGAGTTTATATTTGGTTCTTGTGTGTTTTGCTAATGCATTATAAGATGAATATTCTTGGTTACATCTTGGACATTTAAACATAAAAACTCCTTCGTGATAGTGTACATATATACATATCACGAAGGAGTTCAAAACATCAACCGGATTAGATTATTTTGAATATTGTAATAAATACAGTATAATTACCAGTTCAACACACAATAATCGGGTTGGATGGTAACAGTAAACTCTACTTGTTCATCTGCACCCCAATCCATGTCACCAAAGTTTACTTCCGTAATTTGTGCACCCTTGATGATCCATTCTTCTACCTTGTCGCCGACCGGTCCAAGCACATTCAGCGTCAAGTCCTTTTTGTAAAATTCAAGGTACCCGTCACGACCGGTTACAGATTCGTGGTGAAGACGAACCCATTCCATGACTGCTTGCGCACCGGATGGAACAATTGGATCGTATAGGGTCATTTGCATGTTACCCCACTTACTCTTACCCTTAACATATCGTTGTACGTTGATATGGTCAAGAGCCTTTGCTTCTTGTGAAAAAGTCGGTCGTGCAACCTTTTTTACGATGTATGAAGGAATTCCATCCATGTAGAGGATGAAACGATTCTTCATCTTTGGTTCAAATGCTGTGAAGAATAATTCTTGTTCAGTTACTAGATTAGCCATGTAATTTCTCCGAAAGGATTTCTAACTATAAATATATGATAATTTGAAATTGTGGAGGGAGGTTTTATACTCCCCCCACGTTTTCAATTTAGGCCGTGGGGAAAATTGCCCCTGTCGGCAATACGTTGAAGTCGAGGATAATATACTCGGCAGTTTTCGTAGGTTGTAGGTAGAGTTGTCCATACAGGATGTTTCTATCAATGATATCAGGCGTGTTATTTGTTTCGTCCATCACTACACGGAATGCAAACAATCCAGAACGTTCTTGGACACTTGCCAAATATGGATTGACAATGTTTAAGAATCTATTACGAGTTGCTTCCACGTTTTGTTCAAACACAAGATAACGAGAAACACTTGCAATATATTTCTTCACCGCAATTAACAATCTGCGAACATTGACACGATCCAATGCCGATGGTCGGCGTTGTAGAGTCTTTTGACCCCATACGCAAATACCTTGACCGGGGAATTGTGCAATTGGATTAACTTTACCTTCATACAAGGTGTCACGACTTGCTTGTGGAAGTCGTACCTTTACTCCAACTGCACTTGCTATACCACCACGATTTAATCCAGCTGGTGCAAACCATTCTGCTGCAATATTATCATTATATGCATAAATTTCTGGAAGAATAACTGACGGTGGAACCCACAACAACTTATTACTATTAGTGTCAATAACTCTCAGCCAAGGGTAGTATGTTGCCGCATAATTACTATCAATTTCGCCTGCCTTTGCCGTAGCAGTTGCTAAGGTAGCATTTAATCCAGTGGTATCCATGAGATAGAAGCAATCGCCGCGATCTTCGCAAAGAGTTAATGCTTCATTTGCAATATATGAGTGATACTCGTAAATAACGCCCGGTAGTACCAAAAGATTGAAATCAAATTGATCCGGATTACTAATTGCTTGCAATGCTTTCTTGTATGCTTTTGAACCGGCTGAAACTGACGTTGCCAAATTAAATCCTTGTGAATTTGTTGCAACGATGTCACTACCCAATTTAATATCTCGTGCTGGATTCATACCATCAAATCCGCCTTGGAACGGAACCGTAAATCTACGGTATGCTAAACTATCGGAATCAGACAAACTGATTACTTTAGCGGTAGTTCCGTTTGGTACGTCCGTTAAATTACCTAATGAGAACGCAGATCCAACCGATACAGACCCAGATGGAATTGGTCCAAGGTATGAGTTATTGGTTTCGTTTCCTGCGTCAAAATCCCATCCATAGTAGTAACGCTTATCAATTGATTCAGTTGTGTATCCAGCAGTTCCGCCGTTATACCAACGAGTTGTTACATATGTGGGAGATGTAAGTTGTGCTGCTGCTACAGATACCGTTGAATTAATTGCCGCAAATCCAAACGGAAGAGCTGTTGCAGGTAATTCATCCGTATTCATCTCAACACGAATATATTGTGAAAGATTTGGGAAATCACCTTGATAATACATTTCACCCGTAACAGTATCTTCTGTTGGAGCACTGTTACCGATCACGCGAGCAATATACTGTGGACTATCTGGGTCCAAGTTTAGATTATCATATTGTTCCAATATTTCCAGACGCGTGTCCGTGTCGTCATAGCGACGAACCAACATGGTAAACGAGCCATAATCATAAAGTGCATCATCACTTGGTTTAACATTTAAGAATGATACTTTGATTTCTTTGTTTGCATTATTACCATCACTTAATGTATGAATCTTGAACAAATTAAGAGTTTGTCCGCCGATTGTTTGTGATTGAATCCACGGGGTTGTTGCATTTGTATATGTCCCATATGTTGTTCCGTTAAAATTCAATATGGTACTTGATGTTTCTGCAAAGAATGAAGCAGAAGATCCTAATGATGAAGTTACTGCACCGGGGAACAATGCATAAATAAATGAATTTTTATTTGTATCTGCCGTTAATGCAAAATAATCGCCAAAATACGTGCTTGATCCTTCTACTGGACTGAAACTTTGGCTAATGTTTGTACCGCCTGATGCACTTACCACCAAACTAAAACTTGATGTGGTACCTGCCGCCGTGGCTACTGTCAACGTATTACCAATACTACTTGGGTGTAGTACTGCATAAAGTCTTCTACCGTTTGATCCAGTAGTGTAAACAGCAACTGATGTTACTGCGGTAGGATCATATCCTTCTGTTCCTAATACACGAACGATGGTTGCCACACCAGCTTCACGTAAATAATTTTTTGCAGTTAACCCAGTGTAGTGATTTGCATCGGCTTCACCAAAACGGGTAACATATTCTTGTTGACTTCTTACAATAGTTGGGATAAATGCTGGACCTTTTGGCGTTGGTCCAATAAATGCACCTCCAATTTCGCTGATACCCTGTGTTAAGAAACTTATATCTCTTTCACGGGTAAAAACTCCAGGCGATACGATCCGCTCATTTGCCATACAAATCCTCCAATGGGTTATATTATTCTGTTATTTCCCCGGTGTCTATATTGATGTTTCCGGTTCCATATTTCTGCTGTAATGTCTCAAATAAAACCCTTTCTTTTGATTGAAAATTTACGAATTTTTCTTGTTGCTCCTTGATTGTTTGCTGTACTTGTTCTAATTGAGTTTCCAACATAAATTTGTTCAAACTCAATTCTCCTAAAGTAGTAACAATTTCAAGAAGTGTTTCTCGTAAATTTTTAATATCAAGAAGTTCTTGTTCCGTAACTTGTTTCATAACAACCTCGTGTAAATAGTATACATAGAATAAATATACAAAAAATACTCAAAACATCATTTATTATTTTGTGAGACAATCAGTTCCGTATCAAACACCACTTTTTTAGGAGAATATACCAATCTCGTCGTGCGTTGACGATTACCATATTTGTCCAATGCACTTTGGGGAAGTATGTATGCCTTCACCGTAAAATTAAATTTACTACGAACCATTCTGGCATCTTTTGATGGAAGATCTGTGATTTGTTCAAAATCTCCCATTTTTACTTTAAATTTATAGTTGTTTTCTTGTCCCCAATATTCATTGTTTTCAAATGAAACTTGTTCAACAACTTTATTCATTTGCTCCATGAATTCCGTCCATATCATTGATTCATAACTAATATCATAATAATCTGGGATCATCGTTTGTTGATATTGTTCACTTGGAGTTATTCCATTCAGCGCTGCAAATTTATCATATATATTTCGTGAATTCCAGCCCGTTTTAAACACATACGATTGATATTTGTTCGTCGGGTTGTTGATGGCGTTTTCTTTCATACCAGTTCTACGGATCATCATAATGGGCAATTGAATCATACCATTTTTATCACGATACATACCATCTTGTTGAGCACTTTTCCACCGCTCGGGGTTTCCATAAATAACGGGAATTTGTATTTGCTTTCCCTGTTGACTTACTACTGGTTTTATGTTTGTTTGTAAATAATTAATAATTGCCGTATCAATCGTCTCCAATCCAACGACAACCGGTGTACTATCTCCCTCGGCGGTTTTTGTGTCTAATCCACGATTTTGCCATCGTGGATTTGTAGTTTTATTTCTATCAAAAGTTGGAATGGTCATATATGGGTATCCTCAATGTTGAGGTTGCTTCTACGAGTTAGATGTGCTTCACAAATTACTGCTTGATTATATTCAGGTCTGCCGGCAATTAATTGTGCTTCGTTAACATTGTTTATTGCATAATAATTTTCGTTGTACTTAATAAAATCACCGACTTCTGGATATACATCAACGTCTTGTAATAGTTTACGAACGAATCTAAATTCTACGTCTGTTTGATTAATATCATATCCAAATCCAGCTTCTGTTTCTGCTACCTTTTTTGGATACTTGATAAGTCCATTTAAACTAATACCCTTGTAGTATGTTTTTTCTACAGCTTCACCATAAATATTCACATTTACTACATCGTTAATAATTTTGTATAAGATAACTTCTACGTCAATCACATCAACCACAATTTCTTTGTTGATGTGTTGGAAAAATTGAAAATCACGAGGGGTGACGAATTTTGGCATTATTTCTTTCTCTGACGAAGTAGCTTCATAGCTGCTTGTCTAGCCGGATGGTCCTTGTCATAACTAAGAGCAGTCTTAACTAAAATATCGTTTCCGGTTTCAGGATTCTTAATCTTTTGATTGAGTTGTGGTCCCAAAGTCTTTTTCAAATTCACCGAGTGAACAGCCTTTACAAGCTTTAAGGCGTTTTCCTTACTGATGCTTGGGTCTTTGTACCATGCATCTTGTACCACATCAAGGTACTTCTTAATGTCTGGTCCCGGCTTAATTCCAAGTATAGTGATAATATCATTACCGTTGATAGGTAACTTTGGTTTCTCAGCCGCAGTTCCTTGTAGTAGAGTCTTTATCTTAGTGACGATGTTTGGAATTTGATTTGGCATTGAAGAATATTCACTGTGCGATACGTTATCGGCGTGCATCACCTTCATAGCTGTTCCCAAATCGGGTCCAAGACGAACTGCAAACTTTCTCAACTGTTTATCAGAAGCTTTTTCACCATCCTTTCCCGCTGACTTCAACATCATATGACTTGAGACGACCTTTTTAACGGTCTCAATTTCATTTTTGTTGTAACGAAGACGAGACATAATCTTCTCAGCCATCTCTGCTCCAACATCTTCGTGCATATAGAAATGCACTCTACCGTCAGGACCAACAGAACGTGTCACTGGCTTTCCGATGTCATGGAATAGAGAAGACAAACGAGCCATCAAGTCAGGCAGTGTGTTCTTTACGACCTCAAGAATATGGTCGTATACATCATCTTTGTGATACTCATTTTGTGTTACACCTACGCAAGCATCAAGCTCAGGAATAACGTGCTTGTTTAATCCGCTGGCAGTCAACAAACGAAGCGCCTTATCAGGATTGTCCGTAACCAACATTTTGTTCAATTCATCTCTGATTCGTTCCTGTGAGATGTTCTGTAGCATATCAGCGTTCTTCTTAAGGGCCTTTACCATTGATAGTGGCATCTTCCAGTTGTACTTCACTGCAAATCTAATTGCACGAAGCATACGAAGAGGGTCATCCTTGAAGGTCTGGTCAGGGTCGGTAGGTGTACGGACAATCCCCGCTTTAATATCTTCAATACCCCTTCCTGTTAGGTCTTTAATTTCACCAGTAACAATGTCCTTAAAGAGAGAGTTTACTGTAAGGTCGCGGCGGAAGGCATCGTCTTCCAAGTCGGCATAGATGACTTCTGGCTTACGACTTCCTTTCTCATACTTCTCGCCACGGGTCATTACTACTTCAATGTCTACGTTAGACAAGTCAATCTCACCGTCTGTAATACCACGAAGGTTAAACTTTGCAGTACCGAAACGTGGAAACACCAATGGATTAGTACCTTCCTTGTAACGACCAATTCTCTTTGTCACCCACTCAGCAAATTTGATACCACCGTCAGGCATAGACACCACAATGTCAATGTCCTTTACAGGCTTACCCATAATTTCATCGCGTACGGCTCCACCGGCTAGGAAAGTTCTACCTTCAAATTCGGTACCCTTTACTAGCTTTCCAAGAAACTGTAAGGCACGTTGTTCTGGTGTATTACTCATTATGCTATAAAAATAGGTACAGGAACACGATTAAATATATTTTGCATTGCTTCGGCATTTTCCATTTGTTTTTTCATTTGTGCTTGATGGCCGGTTTGCTCTAAGGTTTCACGAATTTCGTCTATTAACGCTTTCTTTTCGTCTGCCGCTTCTCGACGGAGAGTTTCACCATCTAATCGTATAGACGCATCTGGAATAGGAATTTCTTGATACTTAGAACGAATTGTACCCAATAATTCTTTAGAAAGTGCCAATGTATATTTGTATATCCATAGTCGTCCCATACCGTTGATATTCATATATTGGATGTTATCATATGGAATGTTAGAAAAATCCGATACAGTGGAATTTTCTGATCCAGATTGTAATAATGCATTACCCGACGATTTATCGTCAACCACCATGTAATCAAACCAAATAGTTTTATTCTCCGTGAAAATTGGAGCAAATCGTACTACATTATTGGATACTGTAAAACTATATTGACTCTTACGAATCATATCATTCACTTCAATTGCTTGAATACGAAGAAGATCTTCAAATGCTGGCATCATAACGAATGTGACTGGTGGAGAATATCCATCAAATCCAAACTCACTCATTAAATTCGTCAAGCCAAGACCCGTTGTGGCAAATGGATCGTAGTATCGGGCAATTGCAGGTGGCATATAATGATAGATACGACGAATTTCAATTGTTTTGCCACTTTCACTTACATCTGCCCATAATGTTTTCAAATCGTATGATTGTGTATATGCGTATGCTGAAATACTTCCCTTTTTCACTTCAACGTTTCCACCACTTTCTGCCTCGGTTCCGTAATGTGCAGAAATTTTTACTAGTTGTGGCAGTGGACTGGAAATAATATTTCGTTGGGTAATATTTGTACTAGTAGACATTCCTTGCACCGACAACATATGTTCTCGTGCGTTGAATTGGTTGACTTGATTACTGTATGTTGTGATTGCTTCTTCAAAACACGCATAAATTTGACGATGTGTTAATTCCACATCAACTACAGGATATCCTAGTCGTCTTGCAACAAACGATGCGGCTTTTGGAGCTTCTGTTTGGAAATCTGTATCCGTATCGTAAAATCCAAACGGTGTAAGTCCGTATGGATTAACAGGACGTTCTTCAAATGTAATTGGTTCACGATTCTGCATACATATCCTCAACTAAAGACATATATAAATATCAAATTAATTAACTTAACATTATGTTTAATCTATTTATAGTGTACAACACTCACTGTTACTTTTAAAGGAAATTTTATATGAAACCTATAATTCGTTGGATACGTGCTGTTTGGCACCGACTGTTTTCCAGAAATGAAGTTCCATCTCAACCCGTTCAACCTACTCGTACTCGTATGACGGTGGGAATAGTGTGTCATTTATTAAGACCAGAAGATCTTGTTGCACTGCGTGAAATGGGAGTACGACATGTAAGATTGTCTCTGTATCCTACCGGTATAGGTTCTGAGTGGTTTGATGTTGCCGCTGAAAACAACTTGGACGTTATTGGAGTATCATATCGTGATCCTAGTTTATGGGAAGCTGATAAGCAACGGTGGCCCAATGTTCACTGGCAATACGGTAACGAAATAGAACATCTTGCTGTAGAACCAACAACCCCGGGTGCCTTATGTCCGGGTATTCGCACTGATACGAATCGTGATGCAATTGAGAAATACGTTGAACGTATGCCGACTGGACAGATCCTTGCCTTTCACTCATACGGACAGCCATTGACTCTAGCTGCTACACGAAGACTTCAAGCAGTTAGTGGATTTGACCGAACTTTGTGGTGCACAGAAACTGGGCAAATAGGCGGAACTCAACAAGAATTACACGATACATTGAAAATTCTTGAGGATGCTGGTGTAGAAAGAACCTACGTTTATGCATTGTATTCTGACATCGGATATACCATTACTCCCGCACAACGAGTAGCTATAAAATCATGGATTGATATGCAATCTTAAACTATTCATCAAATCAAAAATTCTTCATATATTACACAAATCAACTGCCACAAAAATTCCTGCTAGGAAATGTGTAATAAAACAACTCACTGGAGCTAGTTGTCGTGATTTTATTGAACAATATCATGTTCAAGGATTTTCACCTGCTACCGTATATTTGGGGGCGTTTTATAACGATAAATTAATAGGATGCATGACATTTTCATCCATTGGAAGGTTTAATAAACATGCATTGCCATCCACGTATGAATTAATTAGATATGTAACCAGTAATACAATTATATCTACTGGGCTTGCTAGTAAATTACTTCAATATTTTATTATTAACTTTAATCCTTCTAAAATAATTTCATACGCGGACAGACGGTTTACGATTAAAGATCAAAATGTATATACAAAACTAGGATTTACTTTAATAGATGTCACCCCACCAAATTATTTTTATATTAAAGGTTCCAGACGTTATCACCGACTAAAATTTCAAAAACACAAATTATCAAATATATTACCAACATTTGATTCTGCGATGACAGAGTGGGAAAATATGAAATTAAATAAATATGACAGAATCTGGGACTGTGGACACTTAAAATATGAACTTATAGTAAAATGAAAAAGGGGTGGCAAAAGCCACCCCTTTTTTTGTTACTACTACAAAATCTATTACACTAGATCCAATCTGTTGATATAGATCTTTGCGAAGAACTCTGGACGGACTATCTTCTTTGCGTAACGTGTCATCACGCCACGGCGTGGTGTGAAGTTTTGTGGATCGTACACAAGTGGGGTCATGATTAATGGAATGTATGGGGCGTAAACTGCACCCGTTTCCAAGAATTGTGAACCACGGAAGCCCATCAACATTACGTTTTCAGTCATGTATGGGTTCTTGTAGATCGTGAAGCGATTTGTGAACGAACCGATCTTCGTGATACCTGCGGCAAATTCAGCCTTGTCGCCATCGGTACCAGCTTGGAAGCCGGGAATGGTTTCAAGGATTGTTGCTACGGTTGGTGAAACAACTGCAAAGTTTGCACCGCCACGTTGTGTCAATTGATGGATACGGTTTGAAACACGTTGCATCTTCTGACCAAGTGTTTGATACCAAGTCATGTTGGTCCAAGCAGTTCCAGTAAATGATGAAGCAGCAAAAGTTGATCCATTCCATGTTGAACCAATTTCAGCTGACCAGAAGTCAACCGTTGGTGCTGCATTGATTAACATGTCAAGAATTTCAAGATCAATTTCCATTGCAACGTAATCTGACAACATACTGGTCAATTCTGCTTCCGCATCAACTGAGTGGTATGCGTTCAAATCTTGTGCAAGTTCTGGTGACCATACAGCCTTCAACTTACGTGTCTTTGCCACGATGGTTTCGGAACGAAGTTCCAAATCAATTTCTGGAATTTGAAGATCCGTACCAGCATTGATACCCGAAGTTCCCGTGCCGCGAAGCGGATCACGATCTTCAAAGTCACCACGAGTTGTATCCGTTGGTTGTTTCGTGTATTGTACTGAGTTTAATACTGCGTTAGCCGTTGTGCTAACAATGAATGTTACATTGGTTCCGTCATACTTCGTGAACTGCGGAAGATCTAATGCTGCAAAATCAGCTCCTGATCCACTTGGTACGAATGCACGTACTGCTAAAAGATCTGGATTGGTAAAACTTGCTGCCGGTACCGTGAACTTACGAAGACTTCCTGTTGCAATAAATGCTTGGTCATAATTGACATCCGCAAATGTTACAGATGCCGTTGTGGCAGTCAATCCACTTAATGTAGCATTGTTAATGGTATATCCAAAACGACCTGCGCCATATAAACCACCAGTTGTATCGTTAGTGAATCCACCCCACGTTGCTTGCCATGAACCAGTTGCACCATAAAGTGATTGTCCTGCGGTTTGACCATTACGAGTATTTCCAAACTTGAAATCCATGTAGAAGACCAAGCCTGCCGGAAGATTCATTGGTTGCACTGATACGAAATTCTTTGCTGCAATTGAACCGAAAACCTTACGAACTAATGGAAGTGCTACACCAGCCCATTGTTCACCACTTGCACCAGCTTGGTTGGTCTTGGTATTTTCTTGTAACAGTTGTGTTGCTTGGTTTTCCAACATAACTGCCATGCCCTGCTTTTCATATCCCTTCAAGCCTTCCAAAAGACCTGAACGTTCCCACTTTCCTGCTAATTTGCGGGTTTGTTCAATAACGTGCTTATGAGCACTACCCGCTTCGTTAATAAATTCTGATACACCTGACATAATGTTATATCTCCTTAAATTATTTGATAATTCCTGCTAGTTCTTGTAAGCGCATAGCTACCGCATTTTCTACGATAACTTGTTTCTTAGGAGCTGTGCTTGGGGTTGCCTTTGACGCAAATCCTTCTGCGACAACTTTCTTACGTGACGTTGAAAACGTCTTAGCTGCTGTTGAAAGATTTTCAACAAGTGCTGCATAAACAAGTTTTACTTCACGAACCGTTGTTGCACGGTCAAATGATTCAACGATACGAACCTTTTGTTCGTTGTTCAAACCTTCCTTACGGAAAATCTTGTTCGTAAAGAGTAACTTTGAGTTTAATAAGTTAACTTCTTGTAGGCGTTCACGTAGGGTATTAATCACCGAACGATGTTGTGCCAATTCTTTCTTGAGTCCCGCAATGTGAGCAGCCATTTCTTTTGTCTTATCTTCTCCGCCGTGTGCCGGAGCACCCATTGGATCTTCTTCGGCTTCAAGTTCTGCAAGAATTTCTTCAAGATCAATTTCTTCTTCATCATCTGCACCGGCATCCATTTCAGGTTCTTCTGCTACTGGAGCCTTTGCAAACTTACTTACATCAGAATCAGGAGTTTCTTGTGAAACTTCATGTTTCTTATATCCTTCTTTACTCATTTCACCCTTTTGAGCCATAGGAGCAGGTGCTTCTGATTCTTCTTCATCTTCGTCTTCTTCACCTTCATCATCCTTTGCGGCCATTGCTGCAATATCTTCTTCTAATTCCTTGATTACTTCATCAAGGTCAAAATCACTTTCTGACCAATCATCGTACCAATCGGTATGACTATCTTCAACATTTTCACCGCCGTCGCCAATTGCTGACGTATCAAATGCATCATCTGACGGTTCCTTATTGTCGCCAGTTGCAATTGCTGAAGTATCTGCTGGGAAATCACTTCCACCAACTGCTTCTGCATCTTCAAATGGTTGTTCTTTTGCCGACTCGGCAGAAACAACAGTTCCTACTGATTCTTTCTTTACTTCCTTTTCTTCTGTTTCTTCGTCTTCATCTTTCATTGCTTCTACACGAAGACGACGAGCAATCATTTCACGAATTTGTGGAGTGATTTTTTCTTCTAAAACAAGCTTTGCATTAGCAACAGCAGTTTCACGAACTGCTTCGGCGTCGGCAATTGCTTCTAATAAAAGACTATTGGTAATCTTTTTTGCCATAATGTTAAACTCCTATAAGGAATGAAACAGATATTGTCATCTGTTATTAAAAATATAAAGAATCCCACCAATATTATAAATCAGTGTTTTACTATTATAAATATATTAGTTTTTTCAAAAACATCAATTATCGTAATGTTTTTGTCTTTCTGCCCGTTTTTGATCACGCTTTCTTCTACGCAATGCTTCTTGTTGCTTAAATATGCGTTTTTTTGACGGTTTCAAAAAATGTGTTCTATTTCGTAATTCCTGAATCAATTCTGACTTTTTTACCAGTTTATTGAACTGCTTTAATGCTTTACCTAGTTCATCTTTTCCTTCATTAACCTTTACGTACATCTACACCCCCTTGGGTTTTGGTACTAAATGACCGTTTTGAATAATATGAGTAACCTTTCCATCCCTTCCATATCTACCAAATTTCATATCGGTAAGTCCCATCTGTTTTGCTTGTTTTGCAATTGCAGATTCTTGTTCTTCTTCAGATTTGGTCTTGTCAATAAATGTTTGCGCAGGTTTCGTTTCTGTCGCGTCTGGATGTTCTTTTGCTTGATGAATTAATAATTTTACCTGTGGATACTTCTTACGCAGTTTTTCCACTGATTGTACATTTTTTGGTGAATCGTCAATAAATGCAATACGAGTATATCCATCTTGAATATGTTTTTCTATATACCGTGCTTTTTTGTCTGGATCTGAACTTCCAATTGCGGCAATACTCACACCAGAAGTTATACCCATCATCTTTAAAAATTGTGCTACGGGACGGGTGTGACCACGTGCTGTTAATATAGCAACTTTATCTACACGTTTGTTTTTAGTTGCATTCTGTAATAGTTTGACAAACCGACGAATTGGTTTTGGATTTTTTAATTGTTCAAATTCTGAAAAATCAAATTTGTCACCGGGTTCTGGTGTATAGATTGCATAATCTGCAGGATCCATTTCCACAACTTCACCGGAAGCTTTTGTGATGATAATTCTCGCATCCGTTTGAGCAAGAGTATCATCAAAGTCACTTACAAATAGTGTTTTTGGAGTATCACTGGTGAAAGGTGCTGGTTTAGGATTTTCTTTACTAAATCGTTCCTGACCTTTTTCCGCACTATTCATGGCATTTAAAATATTTTTACTGCCTACGGGGTTAGCACTGTGTATCTTCCATTCGGGTACGGTGAATCCCTCTGTCCATGCTGCCTGTTCAATCCATTGTGCCACCTCATACCCCGTGCCAGCTTCGGGTTCGCCCAAATCATGATCAAAACTAATATAGGTAATATTACCCTTTTTTAACATATCAATTGCTTCGCCGGCAGTATACGCACGAAGATCAAATCCTGGCGGCGTGGGTCTAAGGTCGTCAAGATATAATTTCATACAATATTAATATGTTAGCACCTTATACGAAATTGCAACCATTTCGTTTAACGGTTTTTGTAATAATAGTTGCTTATTTTCTTCGTTTAATTTACCCATAACAGTCATAAGCATTTTTGCAGTAAACACATCAATTAATTGACCCTTTATATGATCGGGTGTATTAGTTTCTACAATTTCTTTCAACGTTTCATACACATAATACGGTGAATTAAATACATTTTTTAACTCACTAATATCCGCATGAGAAGTAGACGCAAATTTCTTTGCGTCTTCTGGCGAAATTGTTTTTGCAATCTTTTTAATTTTTGAGCTGACTTTATCTGCCGAAATTTTTCCGGTTTGATACGCATATACAGCTCCAAATAATTTTTGTTGTTGTTTACTGACAGCGGGCATATTAATCGGTCTTTTTCTTTCTACCGCGAGTTTTCTTTACCTGTGGAACTACTTTTTTGGTTCGTTTCTTTGGTTGTTGTGTAGCGGTAACCGACTCAACGGGGCGCTGAGCTTCAAATACCGGAAGGTGCTGTACCGTTTCTACTGGTGGTAAAGTTACCTCGGGGTCGTGTCGGGGTGCAATAGATACCGTATTATCCTTGAAAGATTTTTCAGGTCTATTCACTGCATAAATTGCTAATAACAAAAATGCTACCAAAAATAATAAAAACGTAATCATAGTAATATGCTCCTTTATTTTATTTCGCTGAGAAAATCGTGAATTAATTTATCAATTCTATCGTATGGTGTAATAGCTTTTGCTGCCACGCTTTCGTTGATAAAAGCCCCAAACGTTGAGGGATTTGAAACAATGTCAAAACAAATCAAACTAAAATCTTCTTGTACTTCCACTGTGTTTTCGTCCATTTGTCGTACAGACCCCATACCACGAGATGAGACACCTAAACGAATATTGTTTTTAATCAATTCCTTAACAATATTTCCTGTTGGAGTTGAAAGAATTTCAATATCACCCCGAACATCATCTCCTTCACTCCATAATTTAACAATATTACAACAAACATTTTTTAAGTTGACGACGGGACTTTCTGGATGATCCAGCTCTCCTACCGCACGCCGTTGATCAACAAAGTTTTTCTTAAATACTGCCGCTTCACGCATGAGAATTTCACGAGGATATACGCGGCCGTTTTGGTTTTTTGCGTCAGCTCGTTGTAATACAACATTTGGTAATATCAAAGGTTTGTTACTATCAATTGATTCCAATAGAATATTACGATCATATTGAAGTTCTGTGTATTCACAAAGTAATGCCATAATTAAACGTCCATAGGATCATTGATACTAAACGTATCAGTTTCAGAGTCATAATTAAATGGTTGTTCATAATTGTTGTTTTGTGCAGTCCACACTGCTGCTTTCTTAGGAATACCCGTTGCACTGGTAAATTCGTCGGACGAAATTGGTTTGTAGTAGCCATGCTTCCGTGTTAATGTATCACCAGTATCATAGAATTTACTATTAACTTTGTTAACAATTCTGTTACCTGCGTCTGTACCCGTGACCCCATGTGAATCAAATTTAGCATCTTGTGCTGGTTCTGGTAAATTTCTAAATCTTTGTAAGTCCGGTCGGCTGTACCTCAACCGCAGTCGGTTGTACCTGTGGTGTAACCACCCTCCTCCTGCTGCATTAGAGCTTCCGGCAGCTGCTTTTTTACCCGCTAAGCCACTCATACTTTTTAACGGAACAAGTTTTCCGCTTTGAGTGGTATGGGTAACTTTCCCATCCTTACCCCAACGACCAAATCTCATATATGTTAACCCTTGACGCTTTGCATCGTCACTGGCTTGTGATTCTAATTCCAGTTGTTCAGCAATCATTTCTTTAACTAGTTGTCGTAGTTGTGTTATTTTCATAATATTATCCTCTCATTTCACGAAGTTTTCCAGCTAATTCAACCAGTTTGCCTTCTAATTTCACCATTTGGTGTTGCGTACGTTTCCATAATTTGTCGTTGCTAATACCATATTCTTTTTGTAAGCGACGATTCATACGCAATACTCGTTCAATCAACTTAAATTGTCTGTTGATTTCTGAGATAGCTTCTCCAATCTTTTGATGAGGTTGTTTAGAAGGATCATTACGATAGGCATAGTAGTTTTCGTTTAACTTATCACCGGATCCCGTGTCTTTTTCACCACGTTTTGTTAACGTATAACCAATACGTTTTGCCATTTGACGAACATGATTGGTGTTACTGTGTTTATCACCGACAAACGCTTTTGGAGTTAAGTATGGACCTGCCCCAGCAGTTGTACTAATTTCATCAATCATTTCTTCAATATGTGTGCGAATTAATTCTCGCAATTGTTCTTCTTTTTCCATAGGTTAGCTCAGAGAATCAAGTTCGTGGGAAATTTGGTAGGCAATCAACAATGCAGTAATATGATTATCCTTAGTGATATTCTTTTGCTGAATATGTTCTAGTTGAGCTACCACTTCATTTATTTTAATGCGAGTAATATCATTTTTTATTTTATACGCATTTTTTTTCAAGTTCACAATTAACTTCTTAGATTCGTCCGACACAAATTTACTGAACTTTTCTATATTTGTACCATGGTTGATATATTCCCGAAGTAACATTTTTTGATTGTTACTGAAATTACTATATTTTTCATTAAATCGTTCTAATAAAAACTTATACGAAAGATGGCGTATTTCTTCGGGTTGATCTTTTAACACTTGAGTATATGTTGTTTCTTTTATGATTTGATCTTCTTTCAACATGCCCTTCAAATGTTCTACGACAACAAAACGAGCCGACATTAATTCATTCAATTGAGTAAACGTAGATGTATCTGCATCTGATCGTGTTGCTGCTTCAAATAACTTATACACCGACGCATAAACTTTATAAGAAGGAATTCTTCCGGCCATAAATTGTTTTAAATCGCAATGTTGTTTAATTTCTTTAATTAACAAGAATTTTTGCGTTTCTAACATTTTTTCATTTAAGGTCTTTCGTTTTGCTAATACCAAATCTAAAACATTAAATGCTTTAGTTTCTGATAACGTATTGTTGTTGAAAAACGTACGATATAGTTGTAATTCCTTTCCTAGTTCTGTCTTAGAATGAAAATGTTCTCGCATCAGTTTTACTGCAAAACTGTCGGTTTTTCCTTCCAGTACATCAGCGGCAATACGGCGTACTAGTAATTCAAAAAGAATGCCGCTGTTTTTAATTTTGTTGTGTTTGATGTTCATATGTTATCCGTATTAGACGAGTAAACAACCACCATATATAAGTAAATATAATCAAACATTATTAACCGTCCGTTTTC